ACGAGATTCGAACTCGCGACCCCAACCTTGGCAAGGTTGTGCTCTACCAACTGAGCTACTTCCGCATTACAGGATGCTGAGGAGTATAGTTTACAAATCTAGTCCTAATTTGCTGTAAGCATCCTTTTTGGTGGAGGTGATGGGATTCGAACCCATGTCCGACTAAGGAACCTAAATCCCTCATTCACAAGCTTAGTACATTTTTCTTAATGTACAAAATAGGTAAGGGTTTTCATTTCATTACCATCAATGTTTCCCACTCTTATTTAGAGAGTCAGCGAGAAGTACTCAGGGTTCTCATTCTTTTTAATACCCCACGATGAGTGCGGGACTGACTAGGCAGCTACTGCGTAATCAGCACCAATGAAAGACATTGCGTCTTCCCAGGTGAATGAAGATTTCTCTTCGCCTTTTATTGTGTGATAGGTGTTTAAGGGTTTCCATCTAACCCTGCTTGCATCAGTAACCTATTTTCAGCTTAACCGTCAAAACCAGGTCACCCCCATAATGTTAAAGAACGTTTCGTTATTTATATAACTATGTATTATGATTGTTTCACGGAAGGTTGTCTCCATGCATTTAATCTCTCTTGTCTTTCTTTTTGAATCTTTTCCCATTCAAAGCGATCATAGAGAGTGTATGAATACTTCCAACCGCAGTCATCATCATAATCGGAGTCTTCTTCTACGATAATAGAAGGACCTAAGATCTCTTGGAGTGCAGTCCAATTAGTCGGTCTCCAATAACCAAAGCGAAGGTAGTTATGATCACCACCACCCATGATTCGACCAATTTCAAATTGTCCGCAGACCTCTTCGATCTTTTTAAGTTTTTCAATGTCTATATTCATCTTTCTAAAATTACAAAGTTACCAAATTCGCGATCAAACACTTGGAGAAGATTCTCATAATCTCCACTCATCATTTCATTTACTAGGTCTTGGCATTTACCATTGTCCCAGCCTAATTGACGACCAAACTTTTTGGCCATTCCCATTAGGACGAATGCATTACCGTCAGGTCCTGTTAGATCAATGACGATAGGTCCGGTGTGTTGTGTTTTTTCTCGTATCATATTACATGCATTGATAGGTTTCAGATTGACTCCATCTTTCATACCATTCAGCAGCAGCTTCAGTTACCTCAGACTTATTAATTCCTTTGTGATAAATACGGCCGCCCCATACTCCAGATAGATTGACTGTGTTTTTGGTGCAGCGTGTAACGCGGTAGTAACCATTTTGATACTTTACGACTGATCCTGTGTTAATTTCCATATCCGTTTTATTTTATATAAATATAAAACAAATTATTGGGATTTGAAAATTTTTCATAGACTTTTTTCTCTAAAAATGAAAAAAGTTATTAACAATTTCTAGAAAGGCATTGGTGGTTCAGCCTTCATCTTTTCTACAAGTTTTCTGGCTATGATCTTAGTTTCTTTTGCAAATTCTCCTTTATCAATCATCCATTCAATGTAACGCGAGTCGGCTTCATAAACTTCTTTAAAAGGTTTACCCATCCACTTTCCAAAATTGAATACGACTTCTTTTTTACCATTGATTTCAGCAAACTTAAACTTACCGCTAAGATCTACTTGGGTTTGACGAGACTCATTAACCACCTGATCAATTTCAGCCGCAGATCCTGGCATATCATAAAGTTTACGTTGTGCCTGGAAGATTTCCATTGTTGCACGGATATCCGTTTCTGCACGGTGTGCCCCTTCTAAAGTTTTACCTGTGTACTTTGTATAAGCAGTACTTAGATCTCGTCTTTCATATTTTGAATAGATAATGAACGGATCAATTACAGCCTTACCGCGAGGATTAAAGACTAACCCAGCTCGCATAAACTCTTCAGTTAACATTGGGATATCAAAGTAAAGTGCATTATAGCCACCAAGGTCAGAGTCACCTATAAAGTCCATAACTTCTTTGGCAATAAATTCAAACCTATCCTGGTCTTCAAGCATATCTGGTGTAATGCCATGTTTATCTATCGCCTCTTGGCGCCATTCAATACCAGTGCCAGGATTTACAAGTGAATAAAAAGATGCAATCTCATTTCCTTCAAAATCTGTTTTAATCATACAGATCTCAATAATCCTATCTGTTGCTGTGTTAACACCAGTAGTTTCTAAATCAAACCAAACAATACTTTTAGCCATAATTACTATACTTTTAGTGGAACAATCCGTTAATTTTATATAGTAACAGGTTAACTTGGTTTTAAGTTTCTAAGAAAAAAGATTAATCTTCTACGGTAATTTTGATAGATTGGATAGCAGGAACAATATTTCCCATTGTACTGTTTAATCTTCCTAAAGATTGATTAATACTGTCAAGAGTTGGTTTAAGACCTTTACTTTCAGCACCGCCAGCTGCTTGAGTTCCACCAGCAGCTGCGGTCTGTGTTCCTCCACCAGTTCCTTGTGCATTAAGTGCATCTCTAATATCTTCAACAGCATTAATCAATTGGAAATATGCCATAGTGTTTGTACTTAATTCACCGGCGCCCTTAAATAGATTTCCAAATGCCTCTGCTTTATCGGTATTAATTGAATTAATAGCCGCGGCCATTTTAGACATTCCGTCAGCTGCTTTATGTATAAGACCTTTACTTGCATTATATGACATTGTATTAACAAACGATTTCATATGATCAAGTTGTCCTGAGAATTTAGGCTTATCATAATAGAATGTAAATGTATCTCCAATTGAAGTAAAGATTTCTTTAATACTATTTGCTATGGCTTTAGGGTTCTTAAGGTCAGCAAATGATTGTAAACCTTTTGCGATATTTGTAAGCTCAGAACCAGCACCTTTAACATTCTCTATACCTTTTTGTACAAGGTTCTCATCCCATTCAATTAATCCAAATAGTGCGCTATCAGATTCTTCTTTACCACCTATCATTGCAAAGGCATCACCTACTAATGTAAGTGTAGTCTTAACAGTTTCACCTAACTTAACAAAGTCAACATTAGCTGTGACCATATCTTGAAATGTCTTAAGACCGTTTGCAATGGTTGAAAGTTCTTGACCTGCGCCTTGAACACTTTCAACGCCTTTTTGTACAAGGTTCTCATCCCAGCTAAATATAAACCACCCATCAGATTCTTCTTTACCACCAATTGATGCAAAGGCATCTCCTACAAATCCTAATGATTTTTTAATAGCGTCTCCTAACCTATCCCAGTTAATATTACTATCAACCAGTTCTTGGAAGGTTTTAAGACCGTTTGCAATATTGTTAAGTTCTTGACCTGCGCCTTTAACTGACTCAATACCTTCAGCAACTTTATTCTTTTTAATTCCAAATAGAGATCCAAATACTCCACCTGCCGGAACATTACCTTGATCTGCAATTGAAGCAAATGCTTCATTAATAAATCCTACCGTGTTTGTTACAGCATAACCTAATGTACCAGGTTGGTATCTTCCGTTTTCATCAGGTTGACCAAAATTAACACCACTATCAATAAGTGCCTGGAATGCCTTAAGACCCTCGGCAATATCTTTAAGTGCTCTGCCTGCACCTAGTACCGAATTAATGCCTTCTTCAACCGCAGTTCTCTTAAAGCCGAACATTTGACCAAAGAAAGATGAACTTGGAACCTGTTCGCTTGACCCAGCTAAAGCAAATGCAGTAGTAACACCGTTTAGCATAACTACTAATTCTTTTGATAACTCGTCACTCCACTTAACTTCTTTAAATGCCATTAGGCCCCAAGATAAAGTTTTAAGAGCGATACCGGCTGCTATAAAACCGGATGCAGCTTCAACCATTCGTACTGCATCAACAGCACCGGTTATTGCACCACCTAGTTTTGAGAAGAATCCTTCATCAGCATCAGCATTACCTAAGAATGCAGATTTAACACCAACTAATGTGGTGGTTAAATTCCTAGCGTCTTCCTCAGTAAAATCAACCGCCTTGATAGCAGCAAGTCCTGGGGCTAAAAGTAATAATGAAATTCCAACCGCTGCAAATGCTCCAGCCCCAGCTAATATAAATAGGGAACCTACACCAGCAGCTGCAAACTCTACACCTAATGCTAATAACAATCCTGCCTGTGCAGCTACGCTTTCTAATGTGATATCCTTGGTAACCGCTGCAAAAGGTAAGTATCCTAAACTAAATACAAGTAATCCAATACCCATACCTGCAATTGCAATTGCACCAGGTACAATTTGACCAAACATTTTACCAAGTACGGCAAATGCAAGACCGGTTCCAATTAATAAACCGGATTGAATAAGAACCTGTTCTAATGTAACATTCTTTGTAACAGCAGCAAATATAAGATATGAAATAGAAAATATTACAAGTGTAAGACTTACTACAAATAATGCAACGGCGCCTTTCTTAATTGATCTATCAAATACTCCTAATAAAGCAAATGCTCCACCAACTAAAACAAGACTACCAACCATTGCTAAGAGCATATTTGGATTGGTTAAAACTATCATTGATGCAAGAGCAGCTACAGCCAAACCAACCGCAAACCATACAAGAGCACGGCCCATAAGCATCACGGATCTTGCACCCTGTCTGATTGATTTATCAACCTTTCCTAGTAAAGCAAAAGCTCCACCGATAAGTATCATTGCAAGTACTATAAGAGGTGTAAATAATATACCGATAGCAGATCCAATTGCAGCCAGAACTAATCCTTTAGCAAATTTTATTAAGGCACCACCCATAAGATCTAATACTTCAGCACCTTTTTGAACTCTCTTATCAGAATCTCCTAATAATTCAAAAGTAGGTAATAAGATCTTTAGAGAAAGAATAACCACACCAACCCCAATCATTGCAGGTATAAAGAGTAAACCTGCCATTGCTAATCCTCTTGCAAACTGACCGATTGAACCGGCAATAGTTTCAAATGCTTTAGATCCTTTCTCTACCTTTTGAGTGTCTATCTGATCAAAAGCTGCCATTAAGCTAGTAATGGTTTCTGTGAATTTTTTAATAACACCTTTAGGCACTAACATAAATGCCAATAAACCCATTGCAAGAGAACCTGCACCGCCACCTAACATTTTAATGGCTTCTGCACCTTCTTTAAGTTTATCTTTATCAACAGGTTTTCCGTCAACTGCTATTGAACCACTTTTAGTATTGGTTGCAATTTGTCTTAATAAATCTGTTTGTACCTGTAGTTCAGTAACGATTGCCTGACTTAATTGACCGCCAGTCCCTCCTGAAACAGCAGCAACAACCGCATCAAGCTTTGAAGCAGTTTCTTCCGTTGATTTTGCTATCTTGGTTAGAGGATCCATTAGATCCTTTAGTGTTACTACTGCCATTCATAGAAATTAGTTTACCCAAACTTCCCAACCGTTTCCTTCCAACACAGACTTAGCCGCGAGACCAGTAGCTGAAGGGGTTGCATTTGTACCGCCATCCATCTCAATGCTACCATTAAGTATACCATTAGTACTTAAAGCTACTAAGATGTTATCAACTGCTGTTTGAGTCAACCCGCAGTCATATAAGTAAATACTCCAACCATCACCAAGTAGTTGAGAGCTTGAAATAATAACTCTGGTTAACTGAGAATTACCATTAAGATCAAAACCGTTCAACGAAGGTAAACCTGATAAATCAACGGTTCCTACTATACCGCATTGATCAGCATCAAAATAGAATAAGCTATTTAATCCAGAAAGATTAGGAAAACCACCTGAAAAATCACTGTCATCCATTCTAAGTTCCTCAAGTGAAGTACATCCTGATAAATTAATAGAAGTTAATGATGGTGTGCTTGTACCAACAAGATCACAGTCACTTATATCAATATATGTAAGGTTTATTAAACCAGAAAAATCTATGCTTTCTAAAGCATTATAATCTGCCCTAAATTCTTGTAAATTAGCAAGGGTTTGTAAACGTGATATTGACTTAATAGGTGCATCTCCATCGCCAGGAAAATCTAATTGCACGATTTTTAGAGGATCATCAAAGTATACTTTAACTATGTAATCGCCAATCTCATCATATGTATGGTCTTCGCTGTAATAGCCACCACCACCTGAATCCACGTGTACAGTACCATCACCCCACTCAATTGTAAATTCAATAGGTTCACCAGTAGAAGTAAAACTAAATTCGAAGTAGGTACTGTCAAGGGTATTTACTACAAATTCCAATGAAGGTGTTCTACCACCCCCACCGCTACTTGAATCACCTGCTGCAGCTGCAGCCGCAGAAAGATTTCTTACGGCTTCTTGTAAAGCCTGCGTTCTTAATTGAGAAAATTTAGACTTACTTTGGTCTTGAATTTCTTTAAGTATTTGCTGTCTGTCCATAATATTTTGTTATCTTTATTTATATATTTAGAAACGAGGCATGCTTATTTTAGGCATTGAAGGTTGTTTATAACCAGACATATTTTTACCCATATTCATGGCGTTATTCTTCATGCCTGCTATGTTATACTTTTCTTCAGCATCTTGATTCTGTTTCTTTTCTTCATCATTACGTTCTTTAATGATATCATTATAGATTTCAAGAGTATACTCAAATTCATAATATGGAAGCATGTCCAACTCAGTAGGTTGAACATGCAGTTTTTCCATAAGAAGTACTCTTATCTTATAAAAGTTCAGAAGAGATATCTTGAATAATGAACAGAGATTTGATGCCACCGGGAAAGGAAAGCGGAACAGTGACCTCCGCGCCACAAGAAACACATGGATATACAAACTCAGGTTTGATTCCTAGTTTCATTTTTTCTACAAGTCTAAATATGATTGAATATTTTCCAGCATCCCAGCCTTGAAATGCTGTCATAGTAGAGAATATTTGTTTTTCATCAAACCCACGCCATTCTCTTTGCACATAAGGTAATATTGTAAGAGATGACTTATCCCATGATTTATTTTCTTCTTCTCTTTTTCTAGCCCAATCAGTAATTGCTCTCATAACACCAATTGTAGGTGGAGCTAAAACTAATTCGCCATGACTTTTAGTAGGAACTGTGTAGCATTTATTTTCATGGTCATAATACTTTTCAATAAGTTCATCTACATTATTAAATTGTAGATTGGTTGTTCTTAACTCTACACTTTCTTGAGATTTACATGAAGCAGTGGTACATTTCTTTTTACCAACCGGCATCATTAATTTAGCTTCACCATTCTTAAACGTAAGTTCTCTAATTGATAGGATAACATAAATACGATCTTCTTCAAGAATGTCTCTATATGAACCTCTTTGAGAACCATACATTATTTTAGTACAACCAACAAGAATAGCATTTAACTTTTCATCTACATCTCTGATATTTTCTTCATCAACAGTAGAGAAGTCCCTAATCTCACCAACACGAGCAGCTCTGATATGAAGTTCAAAATCATCTCTATAAAAACGGCCACCTGATGGTAGGTTTGTTAAATCTAATTTCATATATCCAGCTAGTTCCTGGATTCTTCTTATCTCTGGATCATCAGGTGAAGTGATGCCCATTCCTCGGGTTGGATCAACTTTACCTAAGGAAGTTATCTTCCCATCATTAACTACAGCTTCATTTTCAGGTTGAATACCTTCTGCGGCTTCAAATTCCTTTTTGATATTCTCTTCGTGGTTACTCATGTTATTTTGTTTTTATTAATTGTTTTTCTGGTGATGTTTCTTCTACGATATGTTCAACTATGATATTTCTAACATATCTTGAAATTGGAATAGGCTTAATACCAGTTTCCATTGATTTTTGAATGATAATAGTATTTAGGTTATCTTCATCCTCAGGTGTTAAGAGAACTTGTAACTTTTTAGTTAACTTTTTCTTTTGAGGAATCATTTCTTGTACGCTTTCGTTATATCCAAATTTAGGATTATCCGATTTGAATTTCTTAATCCAATACTCAACACGATCCATAACAACACCTAAAGATTCATCTGCATCAAATGTTTCTAATACTTCTCTCTTAAAGGAAGTAGTACCAAAGTCTTTAACTGCACGCTTTATGTATTTACCAGATCCTAAGTTATTAGGATTATCATTAATTGCATATCCTATATAGTTTTTTCCGTTGGATATGTTTTCAACTTTAAATATGATCATGATCTATAGATTATGTATTCTATATTATATATTAGAGATAAGACAAAAAAACTGGCCCGAAGGCCAGTTTTATCTAAGTTTCATAAGATTAGTTAGGAGCACCAACATTTTCTTCAACCCAGTGATCACAACGATAAGTCATTGTTAATTCTGCGGCATCAGCGGTTCCATAATCAAGTGAATCAATAAAATCAGGAGCACCTGTTGGGAAGATATCTTTACATGTAATCTTTCTGAAGATATCACCTGCACGGTTATACTGAACAATGATCATACTTCCTACATAGTCTTTCTTTAATCCCATTTCTCCAGTCAAAGGATCATAGATTAATTTATACCAGTTTCTCATGGTATTGTATATGTAGTTTTCATTTGCATCATTCAAGTTCAATGTAAATGCAATAGTAAGATCTACGAAGGTTTGTCCAGGCATACCTGCATATGAACGGTCAGCAAATTTATATTTTTGACCAATTGCATCTACAGATGGGTTTAATGCATTTAAACCTCCAACAGATTTAACATGTTCTAGAATCAAACCAGTATCATCTCCATTCGGGGTAAACAAAGTTATCTCGAATAGGTTAGGCTGAATTGGCTCATATCTGTTATTACTTGCCCTCGATTGAGTGTAATGTGGTAATGGCATAGCTTAACTTATTTTTTTATTTATTCTTTTTCTTTCTTTCTTATTGGAAGTTTCCAGAACTAATTGCCCCAGTTCTTAAGATTGTGGTTCTTTGTACTAAGATTTCCATTCCTCTTACTGGTTCAATATAAGTATCTAGGATACCAACATTTTGATCAATAACCTCTGGCGTATTGTTAGTTTCATCCATTACGTTACGGAAGTCATAAACACCGTCGTCATTTTGAACTGTTGATAAGAAGTTATCAGCAAGTGTTTTAATTTCCAATCTTGTTTGAGCAGTGTTAAATTCAAATAAGTAGTTTTTAAGGATTGCTTCAATACCATCTTGGATGTAGATAACAACCTCTCTAACGTTAATTGAACTTAATGCAGATTTTGGAGTTTGCTGAGCAGTTTTATTTGCAAAGATAGTAGGACCAGTTCCACTTTGGAAAATGATTGGGTTCAATCCAAATGGTTCTAAGTATTCTCTATCGCTTAGGTCAAGATTAATTTCTAATCCTACAACCCCAGTTCCGCCTACAACACCTCTACGAACACCTGCAACTAATGACCAAGGTAATGCATTTTCATACTTTGCAATAAAGTTATTTGATACATAAGCAGCTGGTGGAACGTTAATGTTCTTTCCTAAATCCCTTACAGTAATGAAAGGATAATAGAATCCACCCCAGCTTCCGCCTTGTGTTGATGAAGGTAAAGAGTATCTAACAGTTGGGTTCTTAGAAAGATCACCACCGGTTGAAATAAATCTAGATGATAAGGCTCCTGTCGCATCCAAGAATGAAGGATCAGTGTTAGCTTTAAAATCTTTAGCAGATGGAGCATTTATGATTGCAAATGCATTCTTTCTAGCAGAACATAATTGAGTATAGATTGCTTTAGATCCACTTTCAATACCATTTCCAAATGTATCTACGACATAACGGAAATTGATAGTCTCTCTATCGGTTAATGCCTTAAATAGATTAGTTCCACTTAATGTACCATTTAGAATTTGGTTTTGGCGTTCATTAGTTCCATTAGGAACATGCTTAGTCACATCTAATTGGAATCCATCAAGGGTAAAGATATTAAAATAATCAACCCAGCTATCAATTGGGTAATACAATTCAACCTTCTTAACTGAACTTACAGCTGTAACAGCAATTTCAGATTGACATGTTACTAATAAGGCAGTTGTACCAACCGGGATTGACGGGAATTGAGCAGATGTTTTACCACCTTGTACTTCATTGATTCTTGTTAATCTTGAATGAGGAGTTGAAATATTACCTTCAAAGTTTAATAAGTAATTTCCTACAACCACGGTAGCCGCATCAGGATTAGTACTTGCGATAAGTACCTGGTTAGGCTTAAGTAATGGTTCAGATGTAGAATCAGCAATGATATCAATTGAACGGTTAAGAGAACCTTTAAGTGTTTGAATATCTAAAGTATAACCGCCAACAGAATTACCGTCTGAATCCAAGAAGAATCCAGTGTTACTATCCATATTAAATTGAGATCTTGGAGTAACTGTAGCAAAAGTATCTTGTTGGTAAGGAGTTAGTCTAACACTTGGTAAGAAATATGCAGAATCAGAGATTGCAAATTTAGTACCAGCATTAGCAGGTACACCTGTATGAATAAATCCATAAGATGCAGCATTGAATACTAAGTAAGAAACATATTCTGTACTTGAGATTTCAAATATTGCTTCATCACCATCAGTAAGAGTTCCAGCAGAGAATGCGCTATACATTGCACTTCCGTAAGAACCTATGATATTTGCATTAGTATTTGCAGTTTCAAATTCCTGAACAGTAAATCCTAAATCTTCTTCATTTACATAAGTATATGTAGTACCTAATGTAGTTGGAAAATCTCCAGCCACAATACCACCAGCTCCTGATAGAACAACAGTTACTACAGTACTTGTTACATTCACAGAAAGTACAGGTACAAACTTAGCACTGATTGCTCCTTTAATATATGATCCTACAATATTTGCTGTATTAGGAGACATACCTACGAATGCATCATATAAAGGATTTCCAGTAGAACCTATGATTGAGATTTGAATATTTCCACCTGTTAAAGTATTAACAGATACAATATCACCGGTTGCAATAGTTGCAGTATTTACTGATTGTGCAGCTCTTGCATATTCAAGGTCAGATACAATTGATCCGCTATAAGAAAGGAAATTAACATCATCCTGAATACCAGTTGCCTGAGTATATTCAATGTTATGTCCGATTAGGTCAATACCACCTTTTACACCGTCAATAAGAAAATCTCCACTAAATAGATCTTCATTAACAGCACAGAATAAACCAGTCGTAGCAGAATCAGCATTGATTAATTTTTCAATGAATAAGTTATTTCCAAGTAGATCAACAAAATCAGGAATTAAACATGCAGTATAAGTTGCAATTAGGTTAACTTCAGATTCGTTAAAGAACTCTTCCAATTTAGTATCTGTTGTATCAGATGCAAATTTCTTTCTTTGAATACCTTTAGTAGGATCAAAGTATTGTTGGAATGTTGGGTCAGCTGTAAATCTCTCATAAGGTGTAGCAGAACCGAAGTTACCACCAAAGTTACCTTCAATAACAAATACATCTACCATAAAGTCAGAAATTAAACTGTCTTTATTTAAGAAACCTGGAACGTTTGCAGTTCCGTACCATTCTTCAACAGTAACATTGAAACTTGATACATTGTCATTTGCTGCTTTTCTAACAATGATAGAAACTGGATTTTGACCTAAATTAACAAAATCCAAAAGATCATTTGTAGATAAAGAGCTTAATGTGTTTCTGTTTGCTCCAACATTATCTAGGAATGCATCAGAGTCAGGATAAAAGAATTTATCTCTGTTATAAAATTTTTGGTATTCAGCAGAATCACCTGCGTTATCTTGTGCTTCTGGTGTAGCAGCTGTACCTAACTTAATGTAGTCTACATTATCATCAGAGTCTAATGCTAAAAGGTTAAGAGCTAAAATTGGACCTCTTTCTAATGCAGCTAAACAGCTTCTGTGAAAATAAGAATCTTTTCTTTCAAGATTTCTATCAATGTCTCCAAATACCTGCTTAAAGAATGCAGTATCTGGTACAAAAACTGGTGTATTAAAAGGACCTTTCTTAGAAAAACCAACAATTAATCTTGTTTGGTTTGCAGGAATGCTAACAACCTGACTCTTGTCAAATTCAAAGCGGTAAGTACCTGCAGCCTTAAGAGAAGCGATTTTTGGATCTAGTGCCATCTTGTATTATATTTTTTTTATTGCTTTTTTTATATATCCACGGCATAGCTACTTTTCTACACAAGATCATAAATATCGTAATTAAGATTTCCTCCTTTTGAATCTTTATCTAAGATCTCATCAATCTTTGCCTGAAGTGAATCATCTACGGTATCATAAATCTCTTCAACAAAGTCGGAGAAGTCCAATGTAAAGAAAAATTCGGAGCTATTTATGCTTGTCATAATAAGATCATCATGGCCTAATTGGCCTGCATATGATCCATTTGGCATCTTACCAAATGTAGATGCTTCATAGACAGTTTTCTTATCTTTAATAACAATTCTGTTCTGTGTTATGTACTTTTTGAAATTTTGACAAAAGATTGGTTTATTGTCTTTTTTAACCTTAAGACCAAAATTTTTTGTTTTTGCATCTATACGATGTTTAAACTTAACTATCATCTCTTCATCAAATTCATTTCTTTGTGGAAATACAGTTTCAAGTCTTTTAATTAATTCTCCGCCAAACATATTCCACTCAATAATCATCTTAACGTTTTCTGAATGAAACATATCAAACGCTAAAATGTAAACTGCTTTTGCAAATTCTTCTATTGTGTGTTCATTACTTCTAAACCTACCAATTTGTCTTATTCTAAAAAAGTCAACGAATGAACCTGGTGATGTTATCTTTTTCCAATCAGGTTCATCCATAATTTCAATCTTAAAGATATTGATTATTGAATAGTCACCTCCGTTTCCTTCAGCTATATCAATAGAGAATAGCCAATAATTCGTATCTTCCTCAATTTCGTCTAACTCAAATGTTGGATCCCATACTAGGCCATCGTAAGAAACATTTTCTTCTTCAAATTCAGGAACTTCTTTATGAACAAATTCTTTTTGATTTTGTTGAAGCTTTTTAAGACTATCGGCACCCAATAATAGAGAAGAGCTGGCAATAAATTGATTTCCGTATTGTCTGTTAAATGCTTCTTCTGAACCGAGGTTAGCAACTTCTTGTTGCATCCATGCCTCATCTCTGCCAGGTACATCCCACCAATCAACTCTAAACGGTGAGTATTCATTTAACCCTTTCTCTGAAGCCGAATAAATGTCATAAAATTTATTAAAGCCGTTCGGTGTACTTGTAATAATTACTTTTGAATTTGATGAAGCAGATACAGTAGGATAAACGTTTTCATAAAAGGTTTCCACAAAGTTTTGAGGAATATGTGCAAACTCATCCATGAACAGTAAGTGAATGGTAAAACCAATAGCCGCTTTCTTAGTGGTTGTTTGACCAATAATACGACAGCCATTATCAAATTTAGAATTGAATACATCCCATTTAATTACACCTGGCTTTAAAAAGAACGGTAGGTGTTCAAGAATTGTTTTACCTTTATCAATGATTTCTCTCGTAGTAGCACCCTTATTTGAAAGAACGAGAGAATTCTTATCATAATTGAATAATGAATACCAGGCGATAAAGATTGATGAACAAATCGTTTTACCAATCTGACGAGATGCTAAACATACATTAAATCGTTCTGCTTGGAACTGCCTTAACATTTCCTCTTGATATCCTCTTAACTTAATAGTCTGTAAACCAAAATCGGTCATTACAGTACAATAAGTATTTGCAAAATATACGATATCAGTAGCACACTTTTTGATTTCTCTAATCTCGTGTGGTGTATAATTAAAAACTATGTTGCCTTTTCTTAGGTTTGGATTACCTTCATAAAAAGGTGTTGCTTTAGGTTTATACCCTTCTTCTAAAGCAAGCATAAGTTGCTCTACCTTTTCTGAAGTCCATGAAAAGGATTCTTCAGCTGCTCCTACTTTAAATTCAAAGCCTGCGCTTTCTGCTCTAGGTTTCTGTGCCATCTTCTTCTATTATGGCTAAGATATCATTTTCATGGAGAGCTTCATATTCTTCTCCATTTATTTTGAACATCGTACCTTTGCCAATTGTTTTTATAACAGTACATCCTTCTGGTAAAATGTCAGTATTAGATTTAATAATAACACATTTACGATTGTACTTTTCGGTAGGTAATATGATACCGCCCTCACTTATTTTTTCTTCTATGATCTCTTTTGTAAGAACATAGTTATTCTTCATCTTGATCTGCATCGACATCTTGTATATCTTCTTCGTTAATACTATCTTGTAATGCTCTCATAAGATCTTTGGTTCCTCTTGCCTTAAGACCCGTTGTAGTTGATTTCTTTTGAGAACTGTTATCATTAGATCCACCATGATAAACATCAATATCCCTAGAAAGCTTTTTAGCATTTTCTTCAATTGCAACCATATACATGGTTTGACTTTTTATGATATCTAATAATGTTCTTTGAAGATCGCTAAGTACTTCAAACATTCGTGGAGATACATCACCTTCGTTTATAGTATCCATTAATGTTGAAATAGCAGATTCACTATTTTGCATTTGACGTATAAGCATTCCTAATGCATACTCATCAAGTTCTGCTTTTACTTTAATGTACTCGTGCTCCTCAATAATCTCTTCACTTAAATAAAACTTAAGAAGATTATTCATTACTCTCTGCGCTTTATTCTTTGCAGTTTGTAATGCAACAGCCTGTGTTCCTTCTGCCTTAACTCTTGGTAATTGTGGGGTATCTTCTAAACCCGGTACCTCATCTGGCAAATCACTTAATAAGTCACCGAGGCTATCTCTAAATTTATGTTTAGATTCTTCTTTCATTAATCCTTAATTTAGATTATATATTCTATGTTAGCGTGAGTCGAGTTGTCTGTTAAGTAATAGCTGAGGTGCAGCATTATCTAACAGAAGTGTTAAGTGAGTATCCTTAACAACATATTGTGATAAAATCAATTCTTGTAATTCTTCCTCAATAGGTTTACTCCAAATACGAATATTTGTTATGTCAGTATTGGATCCTAATAGTTTCCATGAATTAGAATCAGGAATTGCTATCGGTGTATACAACTTAGTTTCAACAAATATCTGATTTAACTGTGATGTATTTTCAGGATTAATTGCACCTGTATCTTTAACTGTGTTATAACCAAATAAACTTATCTGCTGTGCAATGCTATTTATATTAATAACAAATGCATACCAATTATCATGTAGTAAAGTTAATCCTTGCGCATTTAGGTTATACTTAAAGTAGGTATCTCCTATCTTAATTATAAACCAATTTGGGGTATAGGTAAAAGATACATAGTCAGTTGGAGGTATTAGAGAGTTTTCATAAATCATGAAATTATTGCTAGCCTCTCTATTAAATCTTGGAGTACCTTGAGTAGTGTTATTAATATAAGGTGTATCAATATCAATACTGGTTGTACCTACTGCAATAATTTTATGTAAACCATTATATGATGCAGTTCCTGCAACATTTACCCAATCCCCAACATTTAATGTATTAGCATATATCGGTAGACCTGAAGTATTTAGTTTTACTTTACCGCTACTATTTGATATTCCTGTAATTGCTACGTTTGGACCAATTGGATTTGTATAAGTAGGTCTAATCCAAAATGTAAATGCTCTATCATCATTAAGTCCCCAACCTTTGTTATATCTGTATTCTATAGCTTCAGTACCAGTTGCCATAGATGATAACTTATAATTATATTTTGAAATTATTGTCCATCTGTTGTAAACATTCTCTTCTTTAATTATAAGTTTCTTATCAAGAATTCTTCTAACATAATCATTACATTGTGTTCCTATTGTGTTATATTGATTAGGTTTTACAACGTCATCATATTCATTATTTGCTTCTTCGCCAAACTTACTCTCAATGCTACTAACCAATGCATCCTTTTCATCTTCAATGTTTTTATCAGGATAAAGAACGGCTGTTCTTTGTTGATAAGGAACAAGGCTTACTCTCCAATATGAACTGGTATATAAAAAGTCATCTGGTTCTGCTACTGCATCAACCTCATAAATACTATTTAGGTAAGGCTGCAGATATAAGTAGTCTCTCATTTGTGGTTTTGCTCCAACGCCAAATACCTGTTCAAACGAAGACTTTACTATATGTACTTCAAATTGTACAGGAAAATCCATCATAAGAGGATTGAATTGAATCTCTTGTGTAGGTAATTCATTATTAGGAAACATAATCTTTACCTCAGCAGATGCGATTACATTAAATAAAGAATACTCCTTTAGGATAACATCTCGGCTTCTTTGATCGGCAGATGTCTTAAAGTACTTAACACAAAATCCAAATAGGTTAGATGCAACAGATGATAGTTGTGTATACATTTGTGCAGCTCTAGAAAGATCATAAGGATTCCAAGAAGAACCGCAACAGTCAATAACTAAGTTTTGAGCTCCTGATAATGATCCACTATCACAACAATTTATTTGTGGAACTTTACAAATAACTCCACCGTCTGTAACTATTTCTAATGAGATAGACTTAAATTCTAGTGTGCCATCGCCCACCTGTTCATACTTATACTGCACCCAAAATGGATTAATTGGGTTAACTAATAAAGCCTCTAGATTCACATTTGTTAAGGGAATCCAATCAGAATATGTAACTCCATCTATACCCCATCTAAAAGATTTAGTAAAATAACATGATGTAGTTTCTCCTTCTGTTTGATCACTATAACTTATTACCTCTACAACATTTTTGTAAGGTTCTTGGAGACTTATTAAAATAGCATCGCCATTCTCGTTTGTTGTTGTTCCTACGACGGCCATTTATTATGAATTTATTTGTTCTATATCGTCTTCGATAATAGTTACTTCTTTCTTAAATGTTTCACCTAAAATATATGAACCTACAAATGGGGTTAAAGCAGCAAAATATGCACTTACACCAATAAGATCAGCTTTCTGTACAATTACCCAAACTCCTACTGTTAACCAGAGAGCTATTGTAACATACATCATAACTTCTCTTCTACTGTTAGGACCTGGTAAAAATATTGATGAATTTTTACTTTTACGAACACTTTCACCAAAAATATATGAAGCAACGAAACCTGTTAGGGAAACAAAATATGCAGCTAACGCTGTAAAATCAGTTTCAAAATATGTTGCAGTAACTCCAACCGCTAACCATAAAAATACAATTAAATATGTTACACATTCGCGCTTAGACTCGCAACATCTCCTTAAAAAACTTTTCATAAGACCTTTTTGTTTATATATTCCTTAATAAGGAGTATAGTCTGTCTTCACTAAAAGAACAGGATCATCTTCTTCCAATTTTTGATCAATATGATCAAGAAGATCAAATGTACTAAGGGTGCCATCAATTTCAAGTTGGCCTAATATCTCAAATAATAAAGAAGCTTGCATGTAAAAATA